GGATGGTCACGCTGACGCTCTTGTCGCCGTCGCGCTCGGGCTCGGTCGTCTCGTGCGTGCCCCGAAGGATGCCGTCCCGCACGGGCGTCCGGTCGCGTGACACGAACTCCATGATCTTGGCTTCCTGATAGAGCGCCACGCCGGCCTTGTCGAGCAGCTCTACCGGGAGCGCTCGCAGCCGGTTCTTGAACTGCTCGATGCCCCTCAGCTCGCTCACAGATAAACCTCCGCGATGTAGCCCTGACCTGTCGAGCTGTCGTCCACCGCGCCGCTGACGGCGACGATGGGGGCCTCGGTGCCGTCGTACATGACGATGCGGTCGCGCGGGTTCACGAGCACGGGCCGCGGGAACGTCAGCTTCGTGTTCGTGAGCACGTCGTGGCCTTCGGCGTTTCGCACCAGGCGACGCTTCGGCTCCACGACGGCCTTCCGCGTGTGCGGTGAGCCCCACGTGACCTTGCCGTAAGAGTCCACGGTCGCCTCGCTGTAGAGGTAGTGCGTCACGTCCTTCTGCAAGTCGCTCGTGAGCGAGTCCGCAATCGCAACGCCGCTGCGGACGATATCAGCGAGACCCATTACACGCCTCCGCGATCTGAACCAGGCGCTCACGCACCGGGCCGCTTTCCTTGGCTGCGAACTCGCGGAGAATCTCCGCGATGCGCCGCATGGCTTCCTCGATGGGGACTGTGACGTGCAGCGTCACGCTGCTCGCTGGCGCGGGCACGGGCGGGGCGCAGTAGTTGCACACGCCCGCCGTCAGCTCGTAGCAGCGGCAGACACTCGGATTCGATGCTGTGCCAAGCAGCGGGTCCATGTGGATCATCCGCGCTTCACCGGGGCCGTGATGCCCTTGCCGCGCAGCGTGCCCCACCAGTACGGGATCAGGTTGAACACGGCGTCCGGCACGACCTTCGCCGTCACGTTGCTCTTGAACGAGAGCGAGATGGGACCGACACCCAGCGCCGTGAGGCCCTGCGTCTCCACGTCCGAATCCGCTGTGCGGTTGGCGACGATGAGCTGCCGAGCGAACTCGGCCGTGGCCCACTTCAGCTCGCGCGGGATCACGTTGTCGTCAACGGTGGACGACTGGTCCACGTCGATGATCCCCGTGCGCGGCCACTGAAGGGCCTGAAGGTCGCGTTCGCTAGTGGGCCAGTGCGCCCACTCGTAGAGCGTATCGAGCTGACGCGTTGCCCAAATGAGAGCGACCGTCTTGTCGGCGGTGCTCGCGCCCGTCCAGTCGGTGGTGAACAGCCGCTCGTCGTTGTACGTGTCGGCCTCGGCCACCGTGCAGTAGCTGTTGGCGGTGAGCGCGCCGGGCGTCGCAATGAGCGTGGGTGTCGCCATCGAAGTCCTCCCCTTTTACTCTACGAGGAACCGCTCGTACACCGGGAGCATTTCCATCGTCAGCTTGTCGCCGGCTTCGAGTCGCTTGAACGCAGCGACGACCGCCTGCTTGGCGACAGGTCCGACGCTGATCTCTTTGTTTGGGATTTGTTTCCACCGGAGGGTGTTCCCGTCCTGCTGGATGTTGGCAGCCGCCAACTCCGATTCGTCAAAGCCGAGCGCGGCGCGCAGGTCTCGGACGACGCGCAGTGTCACGAGGTTGCCCTCTGACGCCGCGGTGATCTGAAGCAGCAGCAGCCGCTCGTACAAACCGAATTCCATGTCGTTCTCCTTGAGGCACGCGTTGCGCGTGCGAGAAAGTGAGAGAGTGGTGAGCGCGCGGCGAGGCCCGGAGGCCCCGCCGCTAGCTCGAAAAAGGTTACGCTTCGGCCACTGCGCCTGTGGGCTGCAACCGCGCGGAAAATTTTGTCAATCCTCCACGGTCGGCGGTGCGCTTGTAGCCGAGCAAGCGCGTCTCGACGCTGGTCGTCTTGCCGGTGCACCACGTGATCGTCAGAGTACGCGGATCGGTCGCGGGCGTCTCGGGAATGCGATCGGCGAACAACGCGTCGGGGCCGGTCGTCGCGGTGTCGTCGTACAGACCGCCAAGCTCGATCACGGGCACGCGCCCGATGCCTACGCTTTTGCTCTCTTCCCATGCGTCTCCGAACGCATGGGTTTCCTCCAGGATTTGCTCCACGTCCACGTCGTTGATCGTCAGCACGTACTGACTGATATCAACGGGGGTGTCGGACGCGTCGTCGTACTCGACAACGATGTCTGCCGGACTAGAATTGGCCATTAGTTGGCCTCAACGTTCTGAAGCGGGATGTAGTAAGCGACGCCGCCGACCCGGATCTTCAGGGTGCCGACGAGCCCCGCCGGATACGCGCCCGCGCTCTGAATGCTGACCATCGAGCCGGATGCCTCTGTGAAGCCAGCCAGGTCGAACAGGTAAGCGTCGGTGTCCACGTCGGCCATGCCCGTCGCATCGCCTTGGTTGTCCACGCGGATGAACGAAAGCGCCGAGCCCGCCGGGTCCGAAGTCGAACCGTCGGAGTTGACCGCCAACTTGATCGCGCACAGCGTACCGGCCTGTGTCGCGTCGTTGGGGATGTGGAGCGTGCATTCCAGCGCCGCGCCGAGCCCGGTGACCGTACCGGACGCGCCGAAGTCGAGGGAGATGTGCGCGCCGCGAACCGTGGCAGCCGCCACGTCGTTGACGGTGGAGTAGAAGCGAGCCGCGTCGCCGCCCCCACCCGCGCCCGAGATGTACTGGCGCAGGTAAAGACCGCGCGAGTCGCCGGATGTGGCTGCGTTGTCGAGGTAGAACGAGATGAACTTGTTGTCCGCGACGCTCTGAATCAACTTCGCGTTGGACGCGCCGCCCTTGATGAGACTGCCGTCTGTGTTGCCTGCGGCAGACGTAGCGCCGGTGAAGTCGAGGCGAACGTCGCCAAAGATCTCCAGGGCCTTGTTGCCCACATTGAAGAGGACATAATCGTTCGCGGTGCCAAGGAACGCCTTGATGTCGATGTCCTTCGTGCCGTTGCCGAAGTTGAACGAGCCTGTGTCGTCCGTCACGGGCAGCACGCTGACAACCGAGCTGGCGCTGATCCACGCCATCGTCACGTCGGCGTCGCTGCCGAGACGAACCGTCGCGTCGTCGCTGGCGCGAAGGAAGGCCGTGACGATGATGTCGTCGTACGTCTGCGCGCCCGTGAACGAGGACGTTCCTGCGTTCTCGAACGTCGCACCGGAGGGGACGACGAGCTTCCGGTTCGCGGGGTCGATGTGGTACACCTCAGCGCCGTCGCTGTTGTAGAAGTACAGCACGCCGTCGATGTAGCGCGACACGACACCGCCGCGACCTTGGGGGTAAAGACGAGAATCCATGTTTTGCTCCTTTTAGCCGGGATCTCCGGGCATCTAAGGTTGAACGAGCCCGCTCAGCTCGGCGAGTCCCTGTACAATCAGGGGCCTGACCGAGCGGGCTCAGAGGACGACTAGCCGGCGAGGCGCGACGCGAGCTGAGCGCGGACCAGCTTCACGCCGTACAGGATGTCGTACGAGAAGCGGGTGCGCTTGTGCTGACGCATGACTTCCAGGCGCAGGGTCAGACCGGAGACCGGATCGACCGCCGACTGGTACATGCCGAGGCCGAGCGGATCGCTGCCGGCGAACGGACGGCTGGCGAGCGCGAAGGCGTCGCGGTGGAAGTTCATGTTGACCGCGTGCGAAGCCTTGTTCGTGACCGTCTCGGTCGAGGACTTCGCGGTCGCGAGGACGGGGGAGACGCTGATCGCCGTGGTCGGCGCGGTGCCGGTTGCGGCGGTGACGGCGTAGGTCTGAGTGTCCGCGCCCGAGAACGTGATGATGTCGCCGACGAGCAGCGAACCAGTGCCACCCGTGAGGTTGACGACGGCCTGACCGGCTGCGTTCGCGCCGGTCGTGGTGCCTGCGTCACTCCACGTGCCCGCGGTGTGCGTCGGGACGTTCTGATCGGTGAACCAGAGCGAGCCCAGCTTGTTGCCGATCTGACCGTTGATGATGCCTTCCGTGTCACCGCGGAACGATGCGTCTTGGAACGCCCGGAGCAGAAGCGCGTTGGCCTCGGCGTCGGGGTTCAGGACGACATAGCGCGGGTCCATCGGAGCGAGCTGGTTGTTCAGCACCTTGCGCGCGTCAACGAACGCTTGCAGGTCGGTGGCGAACGGCGTGGTGCCGGCGGTGCCAGCGAAGCCGTAGACGCCCTTGTACAGCGCGAGGATGTCGTTGTCCACTTGGTTGGCGAGAGCCTTGATGGCCTCGCTAGCCTGCATGGGGATCACGCCCGAGACGGCCTCGATGAGATCCTTGTCGGACAGGAAGAACGGCGCTTCCTTCCACTGGTTGAGCGGGATGTTCACGGACGTGGGGACGGTGGCCGCGTCGTTGGGGGCGACGTACGACGGGGAAACGTCCTGCACGGCGATGGACGAGGGGATGGGCACGTCGATGGACGAGCCCTTTTCGCCTGCGACGGTCTCGTAGGCGCGGTTGATGTACCGGGGCATCACCGCCATCTGCCGGAGGGCGAGCAGGCCCTGCGCCAGAAGCTGCGGGATGACGGTCGTGAGAGTGTTCGTGTTCGCCACGGTGGTGGCTCCTTTTTTGGCTATGGGCCTTTCGGCCCGAAGTGGTGAAACGGCTTCAGGGGTGGCCCCACCGGGGCTGTGCTCGTGGCGCGCCGCGCCGAGCCTTGCGTCCCCGGGGCCGAAGCCCCGGGGGTTACGACCCGCACCGGAGGCTCCCCGTGAGGAGCGTGTCCAGTGCGGAGGATATTACCTAGCGGGCGATGCCGACCTTGCCGGACGCCACGTCCTCCAGGTTTCGACCCACCTCCAGCGGATCAGCCGAGATGAGTCGCACGCTGCCCGAGCGGCCACCGTCGCCGCCGCGAGCACCGCCACCACTCGAAGGCGTGAACAGGTGAGGCGCATCCTCCTGAAGCGCCAACGCCCATTCCTCCATTGAGAGGGGCTGACTCGGATTCTGGCGACTGAAAACGGTTTCGTCCCCGTTCATCGCCTTGCCTTCGAGGTTGAAAACGTCGAGGCCGCGCCGGATGAAGTCCCCGGTCGCCTTGTCGTTGATCCCAACCTTCGAGGCCACGTCACGAAGCGAACCCTCGACGTTCTTACGCGCGAGTTGCTGCTTGGCATCCGACTCGCGCCGCTCGATGTCCGCCAGCTTCGTGAGCAGCGGTGCGGTCGCTGCGTTGACTTGTCGTTGTACGACAGCGTTCACGTCCTCGCCCTTGCCGACGCCCTGCCGCTCCAGCTCCGCGATGCGCGCGGTGACTTCACGGTAGCGCTGCGGGTCCACACCGTCGAACCCGGACAGCTTCAGCTTCAGTCCGTCCAGCTCCTTGGCCTGCGCGATGTTCCGGTCGCGGAACTCGCCGACCTTGCCCTTGTACTCTGTGACTTCGGGCAGCTCGCCGTCGATGGCGAGCACGAAACCGACTCCCGGCTTCTCGACGTACTCTGTGCGGAATGCCTCGGGCACCCCGTCCAGGTTTGCGACAACGGGCTTCAATGCCATCTTGTCTCCATGCGTGCTCCGCACGCGGTGTCGCCACGGACACCCTGCCCGTGGCATGACTTACCCTTCAAGGGTAGCACGAAAGGGTTGCGCGTGTCAAGTGCCTAGCTGTAGAATCAGCACTTTACGGGCGCAGCTTTTTCGCCCCGCCCTTGCGGGACTCGGGGAGCACGGCGAAGCTGCACCGGCACCGGGGGTGTG